GAGTCTCGCATAACCTTACGCACCTGAGACTTAGTGTATTCCTGACCATTGATTGTGGTTGCAATATCATCGGCACCGAGATGCTCGTTTTGCCAGAGGATATCTTCTGCCCATTCAATAGCTTCGTCTACCTCCTTAGCCTTAGCTTGAAGTTTCTCCACTGTATCAATATCACCAAAAGGATTGTTTTCAATCTTCTTGGTATCCAGTGGATCCTTCTGCGTTTCCCGCTTAACCATTTCTTCCTTCAGAGCACTAAGCTGTTCCTCGGCTTGCCTGCGTTTTGCGGTAAGCTCACCGTATCGGGCTACTGCGCGGCTGCCCAGCTTTTCAGCCAGTTCGCGCAAATCCTGCTCTGACATAGATTCTAGGTCGATTTCCTTATTTGACTTTGAAAGAACATCCGACTCCTCGGCAGGCTGTTGTTCGGACTCGGTTGCGCTCTCCGCCTTCGGTGCGTTCCTCGTCTCCTTCTCAGGGGTTTCCTGTGAAGGGGCTTCCTCAACTTCCTGCTTTGTTGCCGGTTGTGTAACCTTAGCGTTAATTACCTCGGAGCTAATTTTAGGCTCTCCGACAATTCCCGCCTTGGCCGCTCTGCGTTGGTTTGCGTACATACCGAACGCGAGGTTATCTGACTTCTCCACTGCATTTTGGGCACCCGCAGCGTTGGGTGTTTGGACTTCATTAGACATAGTTCGCGCCCTCTATTCGCCGGGGCGATTGCGATGGGACATTATAACGCACCTTTTTAGTGCGTTAAAAAACAGCCTACTGTGTGCTTTGACGCTTCCTAAACAGGATGTCTTCTGCGTTGCACATCTTCAGGATTTGGTCGTATGCCAATATCTGCCCTGAGATTTGCTGCATCTTCTCAGTCGGGGCATTGAACAAAGCAGCAATACAGGCTTCGCGCTCCTCGCTAATTGATTGCAGGAAGTCCCCGAAGTGGGGAACGTGAGCAAGATACTCTAGCGATTTTTCCAATGACATAATTTACTGGGCAGGCATTGCCTGAGTGTTCACATTACCCATAGCTGCTGGCTGGGTTCCAATGCGCCCAATCTGGGCATTCTGGGACTGCTGCATTTGGAACGTATATTGGGCGGCATACTTCTCCATACGCCCACGGAAGGACTCATCCTGCTGCAAACGCTGCGCCACGTCTGGCTGCTGGGCGTACTGCTGGAGGATTTGCAGGGCAATCTGCGCCCCGTTTGGACGGGCAGGCATTTCAATGCCAGCAAAGATCTTGGTGAGATCGTCTGTAACGCTCTTAACCACTTGCTGCTGGGCCTGCTCCACCGGCTGGAGAATGGCATCTGCGGCAATCGGATCAATGGCGTTGGCGGCAATGTCAATCAGGGTGTCTGGATTGATGCGGCCATTGCGATCAAGCTGCATCAGGCTAACAAGCTGGTTCAGCTTGGATTCCTGTGTTTCTGGATCGGAGTTCAGAACGTCGTACCCAATGACAATATCAAAGTTCTCGTCAGGGTCGCCCTTATCAAAGCGCATTGGATCGGGCACGCCGGTAACACGGAAGAACACCTGATCTGGGCCAAACCGCTGGAAGCAACGGAAAGTCATTTTAATCACGTCCTGAACATGGCTAAGAAACTTGTCCAAGATGAACTGACGCTTGATGCCAGACATTGGATCGTTTGCGCTAAGGCCAACCAGCTTGTCAGCCACGTCAATTAGCGTGCGCTCCATTTCAACGGAGCCAGGGTTGTACTGCGGGGTGGGTCCAAACTGAAACTCACCACCGCGACGGTATGGCACAAAGCGGCCCGGTCCCCAGTCGCTGGGGGCGTTACCAACAGGGTGCATGATCGGCGGCATGGTAGCCATCGAGTTGCGGTCAATGCGGCTATCGCGCTCCACCTTAACCTGCCACTGGATACCACGCAGCATGTCAGACATGCTCTGCACGTCATAGACCCGCTTAGAAGCCTCGCTAAGGCGGGTAACTACCACGGGGTAGTCCTCGTACCCATTCATCAGCTCAAACTTGGCGTAGGGCTTTACGTCGCCCATCTTGGCAGAAAGCTCCCGGTGGAACACCGTGCAATAAATGCCCTCAGAATTATCAAGCGGGTCGATCAAGCGCTGGTAGCCATAGACCACCTCAACCAGTTCGTCGGCCTCGTAAACAACGTCGTCCCACAGCAGGGTCTTGCGCGTGTTGTTTTCCTGCCCAATCGTGTCCACGTTTACGCCCTTGTAGTGCTCGATAACGTAGTCAACCCAGTCCTCGTCCCAGCCCTCAGTGGCAACCTTGTTCTTTAGCTCCTGCGCTGTGTAGTAGGTACGCCAGAAGCAGAAGGGGGCACGCTGCGGATCAGTAACATAGGACGGGAAAAAGAAATCACCATCAGGGGTAAGGGCCTGAACAAGCGGCGCATCCACCTGACGACGGCTTACCGGAATCTCGGCAACGCCCTGCTTACGCAAATCCTTCAACGCCTGCTTTGCCCGCTTGTCGCTTACCGTTGGGTAAACAGACTTTAGCATCTGGATCATCTGGTCATCGGCCAGACCCTCTACAACCGCAGTAGCAAGCGCAGGGTCAACCTGGGCAAGCTGGTTAAGGTCAAGACGCTGGAGGAACGTGCGATCCTCGCGCTGCCAGCCAACGTAGGTGATAGCAATGCCACGCTCAAGCAGATGGTTGCAGGAAGCCTCCATCTCCTTTTTAAAGCGAGGGATATAGCTGCTGAGCATCCACTTCAGGAACGAGCTGATAACGCGGGCACGGCCCATGTCGCCCATCTCCACGGGGTAAGCGCGAATGTTCGCACGCTGCATCGAGGACATCAGCAACGCAACATAGCTATTAATCCGCTCATCAATGACATGCGCCTCAGAATCAGACGCGCCCTCCCACGGAAAAGCATCAGACCCATGCTTACGAAGATCCCGCGTCTTACCCGGCCAGATGTTATTACGGTCATCGTAGCTTTGGCGGCACTGCTGGAAGTATGGCTCTAGGTCGGCAAGCGTGTTCTCGTATGCACGGCGCAGCGCATTTACATTTGGCTCTTTAGCTGCGTATGTCAGTGATTTCTCGTCGTTGTCGGGAGTCATGGATTTTTAAACTTTTCGATAAATGAACCAACTGCCTTATGCGTAAACGTCGGGTGTACCCCAATTTTTTCGCAAATAACTTTTGGCTTTAAATTTTCTGGATTGCCGGTAAGCTCCTTGTACAAAATCTCAAATGCCAACAAGCGGTCTACATGCTCGCCAATCCAATCACTATTACACGTTTCCTCCCATGAGTGATGCGTGCCGATACGTTGTTCCTGTAGTGTCTGTGATGCCATGAACCGGGAATTTCTTATTGTTGAGTTTACCACGCAGCTTTCGTGGAATTAGGACAGCATGTTTACCACCAATACCTTGTATGTTGGCGTAGACCCATCGAGGGTTTGGCGCATCATGCACAAAGGTAGCGTACATGACATCTGGGGAAAACTCTGGAATATCCAGAGCGAGTCTAATCTTTACAACGGCATCCTCGGTGAACCATGTTTTGTTGCCGTGGCCCGTGTAGTCATCCTCTGTGAGCTTCTGGGTCTTAAGCATCATTAGATCATTGACGTTAACACCAAGCTGCTCTGCTAGTTCTGTAATTTTAACCTTCATTAATAACCTCGTTTTTTTCCCGTTGTCTTCATGCCCGCTGGGTCAATGTAAACGCAAGGAGTTGTTGCCGCGTATCTTAAACAGTCGATAGGATCTTTCCACGGTTCTTCTGGACCTGCTGCGCCCGTGTATTCCTTTAGCGCAGCAATCGTGTTTGCACAGCGATCAGAAATGTAGAAATGGGGATGGTTAGCCGAATCAACCGGGATCTTTGTGTTGTACGCCATCTTAGTCTGGATGGCCTGAATTCCATCCTCAATGTCCAGACCCGGCGCAGGAACAAACAGAAGCCCCACGTCTTCCAGTTCCTCAATGATACTGCTCGCCCCCGTAAGCCCTGGGCGTTTAGCCGCACCGGCTCTCGGGTCAATCAGTCGCTCAAAAATTTGCTCGGTATCCTCTGATCGAGTGATCAGATCAATGTAGTCCCTAATGCCATAGCCAAGACCCTTGGCTCCGTCTCCATAGGACCACTTCCTCCCAGCCCAGATAGCCCAGTCGCCCACATTGACATCAGGCCATTCCCGGTAAACCCAGAACGCACCATCCTCGTCCACGGCTATCCACAGCAGGAACCAGTTCTTAGAACCAGCAGGATCAAGAATCAGATAGCGGGTTACATTGGACCGTGGGATTAGCTCGTGCTTAACAACATTGATCGCAGAGTTAAAGAGCGGGAACTTGGTCGCCATGCTCTTAGTCGGGATGCCATACAAGCGGCATAGCACCCATTGCTCATCACCCTTAGCCAAAGCCTCCTTAGCCACCCGCTCGTACCCCGAGAATGGATTGTCCTTCGTGTGCAGGTAAATGATAGCCGCATCCTGCTTGGAACACCGCTGCACATACGGGACCATCCTATTGTTCAGTAGCTCCGCTGGCTTCTCCTCAATCGTCGTTGCCCCCTCAAGGTACTGCCGCACCGTCTCTGTGTACCCATCAATGGGCGTAAAGGTTAGAAGCATCTTGGCATTACGGGTAGCCAGACGAAAGGACAGCGTGTTAATCAGGTCAGGCCCACCAAGGTACTCATCGCACCACGCCCCAAGGTTTGCTACCACAGGCGAATAGCACCCAAGCTCCAAGCCCTCAAGCACCGTCTGATTCTGCTGGAACTGGCTGTACGTCTTGAATAGGATGCGACTGCCATTTGCAAAGATCACACTGTTCCCGGCAAAGCCATTCTGCTTGGTGTAGGAGATGTACTCCTCCTGCCCTAGCTGCTTGCGCTTCAACTCAATGGGCAAATGGTGGAACACCGCCGACTGCTGCACCAGCACAGACAACTCAGCGTTCTGGGCAAAGCAAACAATCAGCGAACCCGGATTGTTCATGCACGCCTTAACAACCAGCCATGCCCCTAGTTGCGTCTTAGCCGCTCGGTTCCCACCCAACGCCAGCACCGTGTCCACCTTCCCTATCCAATCCTGCACCACGTTCCAATTGGGCAGAACAAACCCGTACCTATACGGGTCTGACTCCGAATTGCTGATAGCCTCGTGATAAACCTTGTGCAGCCGCACCAGACTCGCTGGCTCCATCACAGCCATCTCCTCCACCGTAGGAGGCTTTAGGATGGGGTGGCTCCTCCACTTAAGTGCCATTGGTCTTTGTTACGTTAATCAGGATGGCCTCGCTCTGCAACTTAGCCCGTGCCGCCGCTATCTCCTTCATTGCATCCTCAATGGTAATCCCCACAACCGTGTGCTGCACCTTGATCGTGTTATCCCCCAACGCCGAAAACGTCTTATCCTGGTATATCGCGTACATCACCGCAGCATCCCGAGCATTGAGCTTCTTCAACTCATCCGGGTCATCAGCAAGCTGATCCATCTTCGCGTTAGCAATAAGCCGCGCCTTTTCCGCCAGCTCTACTCCGTCTTCTGCAAATCGTTCACGATGCGCCTCAAGCGTCTGCTTGTGCCTATGTCTTAATGCAGCTATCTGTCCAAAGGACAATCCCGTAGCCACCATCACACACTTCGGGCTATCCCCACGCCCAAGCATTTCCAACGCCTGCGCCGCCTCCCTGGGCTTCTGTACCTCAGTACTCTGCGGGTTACTCACCCTACTCACCGATGCAGCAACGCTCGCATTTACAACACCCATATCACTCGCTCCGCTCTTTGTATGTACTCAAGGGCAGAATCAAAACAGCTTTAAAAACAAAGGGACCAATAGCCAAACACCAAGCAAGCTCGTCATTCGTCCACTCAGACGTCCGCGCATATCCCACCTCAAACCCAAACGAGATGGAGTCCCAATTTCTACTTAACTCAAACTCCATGAACCACACCCGACAAATCCAGTACCAAGAATTAGTCATGCCTCACACCTCACACCACTTGCAAACGACTGTCAAGCCCGCTTCCCCCCTTTTGCAACTATTTTTTAAATAGAACCCATCAATGCTATTAGCACCCCAGTACCCCCACAGTCTAAAATCGCTTGACAGGTTTTCACTAAACCCCTTAAAACCCCGTTAGGGGCGCACAACGTGCGATCCGAGGCTCGGTGGCCTCGGGCTACTGCGTGTGGCGCCACAGCCACGAATGCGCCATTTAGCCTTTTTTTTAGGGGCGGGTGAATCAATTAGTACTACAGCAGCGCGGCGCTGGTCGAACCCCTCCCCCCCTAGGCTAGGCTAAGTTAGTTAGGTGGGGCTAACATTCTTAGTGCAGGCCAAGAGTCTTAGGCAAGGCTAAGTATGCTGCGCTAGGTTGATAGTCTTAGGCTAGGCTACGCAAAGCAAGTGCATGTCGAGTGTCCCGGGAGTCGCGTGCGTGAGGGGAGGGACGGGAGGGTGGATGCATCCCTACAGGCATCCCGGAGGCCTCCTAGCATCCTTGACGGCATCCTATGCATGGCATAGCGCAGCGCATCCCTGCGGGATTGCGGGGCCGGGCAATGGCGTAGGTATGGGTATGGCATTTGGTGGGCGGTAAACGGGCGCAAATGGCGAAGGATGCGGGCGCATTTGTGT